GAAGACGGTACGCTGTCTCAGGAAGAGTATAACCAATGGCGACACAATAAGATAATGTACGGCGAACATTGGCACAATCTCGTTGATCAGATCACGAAAGAGCTCCTGAATGTGAATAAGACAGCGCTGGACTACATCAATGGCAAGGTTCCGCAGATCTATGCGGTAAACTTCAATAGTATTGCTGAGGTCATCGAGAATTCGCCTGTTGAAGGTTATTCATTTGAGCTTGTCAATGCTGATACTGTCAAGAACCTTGAGGGCCAAGAAGACATCATGCTTCCTCCACCAAAAGACATCGATGCGATCAAAGACATTGCTTGGAATGCGAAGAAAGTCAACTCTGTCGTAATGCAGGGTATACTTCAGGGCTCAAACATGAAGGAGATCGCTGATAAACTAGCAGTCGCTGTATGTGAGAGCAATGAGAAAGCTGCGATAAGAAATGCGAGAACGATGGTAACTGCTGCTGAGAATTCTGGGAGACAATCTGGAATGAACCGAGCAGAAGCTAGTGGAATTATATTCAAAAAGCGTTGGATCGCTACAAACGACTCCAGAACGCGACCAAGCCACATGGCTCAGCACGGTGAATTAGTCAATAATGGTGAGAAATTCAGCAATGGATTGATGTTTCCAGGCGATTGGAGCGTGAATTTACCGCACGAGATATACAATTGCCGATGCACTCTTGGTTCATGGGTGACTGGATTTGTGCCGAAAGCAAACATTCAAGATGTTCATGAGAAATATCAAGGATATAAGATCAATGCGATTAAGAAAGAACTTAAGCTTGTCAATGAAGAGCTTTCTGCTGCATTACATCACGTTTTAAAAGCAGAAGGTGCACCAGGTCAGCTGTGGCTCGATTATGTCAATAATGATTTAGATCCAGTGACAACTGCAAAAGTCAATGCGATACTTATGGAATATGAAGCCTCAAATCCAGCTCAGCAGCTTCTCGCAATGGCTGAACAGCTTGAGAAGCTTGATGAAGATAATTTCTTTGAAAACATTTGGAAAGATCCGGTAACCGCTTCAGATTATCCAATGAAGAAAGACAAAATTGCTCTCAAAAAGCAATATTTTGAAGAACAGTTGGATAAGTACAAGACATATGACCTGCCTGACTCAGAAGAAAAGATCAAATTTTTTGAGAGTAAATTACAAGAACTCGATGAGTTTGAGAAAGCTGGAAAAGAATATGAAAAGCTTTATAATGAGTATCACGCATTAGATAAGCAGATTCATTCTTTGGTGAAAGACGCAACTAAGAACGCGAAATTTTTACCTGAAATGTATACAACTGAAGCCAAAGAAAATGCGATGTTCTATTATGACAGATCTGATGCAGATAAAGCCCTTAGACCATATCTTGACAGTATTTGGGACAATTTGAGTAAGAGTGAAAAGTATTCTATTTGGGAATATACTCATAACTCAAATCCGATGAATAAATCGCTTTCAGGCTATCATGATGATTGGTATAGGTCATCGTTCATTGGCATGGAGAATACAGACTGGAACCACGAAAACAGTTGGCGAGATCTTCCTAAAGCGTTTCATAAGTTCGGCGAAAATGGGCATGTCACATATCATAAGGTTATCACAGACTGTACGAATGCGATTCAAAAGTCTGAGATACAAGAGAGCATGGTGCTGGTACGAGCTTCAGATAAAGGAGGCTTGGCTGGTCTCATTGAAGGTGATATTTTCTCATTCGATGACGCAAATGAGATAATCAAATCTGGTGACATCGAGCAAATGAAGAAAGCGTTTGTTGGTCAGGAATTCCAAAATCATGCGTTCACTTCAACGGCAATCGCACAAGATTCAGGTTTTGACGATCACATTATATATGAGATCTATGCACCAAAAGGTACACATGGCATTTACGCCGAACCGCAATCATATTTTGGTAATACGGTTGGCAAAAGTGCAAAGCTGTATAAGGTTGGACAAGAATATTATTCTACTGGCAGCGAAGCAGAGATCATCATTCAGCGAGGAACCACATATAAAATCACAGGAATAGAAAAAGAAGGTAGTAAGATCAAAGTCAAGATGGACATCGTAAATCAGCCAGACTATTTCAAATATGGCGATGAAGATACATATAATAATGGTAAAACACGACATAAGAATTGATGGAGGTTAATATTATGTTTACACCAATAAAGACGAGTTCTCCAAATCCGAATGAGATAATGTGCAAAGATTGCAAATACAGAGACAAGACAATTTTAGAGATCGGTAGCAAAGTACGCTATATCGGTGTAACAAGAGCTACGTGTGAGAAGTATATCGGTATGCCTGAAGGAAACGATAAGCCGCATGAAGTATTATTCGATAATGCTGATTGTCAATACTACGAGAAGGAGTGATCACTATGGCAGACGTTCAAATGACAAGTCATCTCGATGAAGTCTTAGAAGCGTGCGACGATGCGCTTGAGCGCGCATTAGTCGCTATCGGTATGGCTGCCGAAGACTATGCAAAACGTGGTTGTCCGGTAGACACCGGCCGATTACGTAACAGCATAACGTACGCTATGAGCAAGCACTATGGTACATATTCTTATAAGGACTCTGAAGGTAAGGAGTATACTGACACTACGGGTCAGACTGAGAAGAATGCTGTCTATATTGGCACGAATGTCGAATATGCTCCATTCCAGGAACTGGGAACGGTGAATGGAGTGCCTGCACATCATTTCTTGAAGAACGCTGCGGCCAATCATACGCAGAAATACAAGAAACTCATTGAAGAATCAATGAAGAACGCATAAACACATGTTTATATTTTTATAACAATAGTTTACATATTCATGAATATGTGTTATAATAAGAATATAATCTAATGACAATGCATTGTCACCGAAGTAAAGGAGATCGTAATTATGGCACTTACACGCAAATTTTTAGCAGCCCTCGGGATCGAAGCTGATAAGATTGATGAAATAATCACAGCTCACGTTGACACGATGGATGCAATCAAATCGGAGCGAGATCAGTATAAGGCTGACGCTGAAAAGTTACCTGAGCTGCAGTCGACGATTGATTCACTTAATAAAAAAATTTCAGAAAACGATAGTAGCAAGTACGATGAACTTCTGGCTGAGTATAACAAATACAAGTCAGACGTAGAAGCACGAGAGACTCAGCGAAATGCTGAAGTTGCTTATAGACAGCTTCTTATTGAATCTGGCGTATCTGAGAAACGTCTCGATGCGATTCTTAAAGTGACAGATCTTTCAAAGATCACTTTCGATGCTGAAGGCAAGGTAAAAGACGCCGAAACTCTTAAAGCAAACATTCAGTCTGAATGGTCAGACTTTATTGTGAAGCAGGGAGAAGTCGGTGCTTCTACACCCGAGCCACCTACGCAGAATAATCCGTCAATGTTCAGCGAAATGTCATTGGCTGATAAAATGGCTTATGCTAATGATCATCCTACTGCTGTTGAAGTCGTTTCATGGTTGAAAGGAGAAAGTTAATTTATGGGCGTTTTTGATAAGAAGAACTTCAATTCTGAAGTATTCGGCAAGTACGTTGAGACAGTCCCAAAGGTAAAGCAGAACGCTTTCCTTAAGGCTGGTATTCTCAGAAACAGATCTGATCTGAAGACAATGCTCTCAGAACAGACAGGCGGCAACTATATTTCTATTCCAATGACCGGTCTTCTTGGTGGTACAGCTGATAACTATGATGGCAACACAAACATCACAGCTGATTCACTCGAAACATATCTCCAGTCAATGATCGTCGTTGGACGTTCACATGCTTGGAAGGAAAAGGATTTCACATTCGATATTACTGGTAAGGATTTCATGAGCGAGATCGCTGCTCAGGTATCAAGTTACTGGGATGACAATCAGCAGTCAATCATTCTTTCAATTCTTAAGGGTATTTTTGGCGTATCAACAAACAACTTTAATACCGATCATACTCTTGATATTACAGCTGAAGCTTCTGCTGCTGATCAGGTAGTTGGTGCTACAACACTCAACACTGCTATTCAGAAGGCAGCTGGAGCTAATAAGAACATCTTTAAGATGGTCATCATGCATTCTGCTGTTGCTACAAATCTTGAGAACCTTCAGGTGCTTCAGTATTTCAAGGCAAACGATGCAGAAGGTATGCAGAGAGATGTAGCACTTGCTACATGGAACGGCAGAACAGTTCTCATCGATGACGATGTTCCAACTGAAGCCGTTGCAGCTACACAGTCTGATCCGGCATACACTAAGTACACAACATACGTACTCGGTGAAAATGCATTCGATTACTGTGATTGCGGCGCTAAGGTTCCTTACGAAACTGATCGTGACGCTAAGACAAACGGCGGTGAAGATTACCTCATCACTCGTCAGAGAAAGCTTTATGCACCACGCGGCTTCTCATTTACTCAGCCTTCAACTCCGATCGTATCTCCAACAAATGTTCAGCTTGAAACAGCTGCACGTTGGGCAATCGTAAAGGATACAGCAGGCACTGGCTATTTCGACTCAAAGGCAATTCCATTTGTCAAGATCGTAAGCCGCGGTTGATTTTGCTTAACCTCCATTTCATAGTTGTAGAAAGGCAGTGGAATTATGCTCATAACAATTGACACAGTATGCGGTGATCTGCACAATTACTTTGACGATAAGCGAGTAATTGGAGATTACACAATTGAGAATGGCGTGATTTCACTGCCGTTTCTCGTTGATGGACAAATGTTTGCGATCCGTGGGTCAAAGCTTAATGATGGTGTATACATTTACACAGCCAACGGAGCAATAGGAAGCATAACATATGCGGAATTAAGTGCGGAGTTTCCGGACTGGCAGGCTATTCTTGAACATGAATGGGCAGAGTTCCACGAACATGCTTTAAGGGATGAAACATTCCACGGCGGTATATGGACGATGTGCCCACCTCGTGCGTTCTTACGTTTATGCGATAAGATAAAGACCTACAATGAATCAGAAGCAGCTCAGCCGTCACCATATGTATCCGAAAACATATCAGGATTTTATTCGTACACAAGAGCAAGCATTGCAGATTCTGCTTGGCAGAAAGTATTCGGAAGCGAACTCAACCGTTACAGGAAGGTGGCGAACTTAAATGGCCCTGATAGATTCTGAATCTGTTGAATGCACGAAGATCATCAAGACTCAAGTTGATGACGGTGAAGGTGGACAGACTACGACATACGTTGACGATGTCGTCTTTGATGGGGTTATTGCTCCAACCGGTAATTCGGATTTAAAAGTAATAGCAAATAAAGACATATCGGCTCAAGCGATCAGAATCTTTTACCCGAACACAGTCACTTTGAAATTAAACGATGTTTTCAGAGTCGGTGAACAGTGCTATAAAGTAGTTCAGAGCGGATTTAAGAGCGCAAAAGCTGCTTCAATACAACGCAGTTTAGCGTATGCTGAAAAATGGGAGGTACCGCCAGATGAGTATTCCGAATAAATATAAAGCCTTACATGAGTTTTATAATTCTTTTGGTATTCCAGCATACGAAGAAAACTCGGTACCAGACACAGCGAAGTTACCATACATTGCATATGAAGTGATAACGTCTCAGTTTGACTCAGATAATATTGCGTTAACATGCAGCGTATATTACAAGAGCAATTCACTCACACAGATTAATGCATTTACAGAAGCATTCTCAGAAGCTCTGAGAGGTGGAAGAAAGCTGTTGTGTGATACTGGCTATATTGTTTTATACCGTGGTGAACCATTCGCTCAAAATCGTCCCGTGGACGATAAAACGATAAAAGCAAAATATCTTATGCTTTTAGCTGACTACATAACTTTATAAGGAGTTGAAACAAATGGGAGATTTTAGTAAAGTAACTAAAGAGAGCCTCGACCTTGTACAGGTTCAGGCTGGTATGGTTCTCACTGCTTTTGATCCAGCAACACCAGCTGCTCCAACGTCATCAACCGTTCTTTGTGCAACAACTGGTGGCATTCAGGCAGACTGTGTTCCAACGTTCGAAGATTTCGGTGAGGACATCGATAACTGCCCGAACAACACGAAGGAAATGAAGCGCATTACTGGTTGGGATTGCACTTTCGCATTTACTGCACTCGATATGTCGGGCGAAATGATCAAAACAGCACTCGGTGCAGCAATCAAAACTGCCGCTACAACTGATCATCCGGAAACCATTGAGCCTCGTGCTCAGGTCGCAGTTCAGGATTTCGCTGATCTTTGGTTCGTATCAGAAAGAATCGATGACAAGATCATTGCAATTCAGCTCAAGAACGCACTTTCAACGGGCGGCTTTAGCTATAAGACGCAGAAGAATGGCAAAGGCCAGATCACAGTAACATTCACTGGCCATGTTTCCATTGATGCAGAAGACGAAGTACCAATGGGATTCTATATCTGTGAAGCCCCGTAAAAATATAATACAATTATGAAGTAAATAGGCAGAAAGAAATTTCTGCCTATTTTAATAGATGGAGGTTAAATATCATGAATGAAGAAAGAAAAACTCTCGCTAATTGCACTATGGCAGAATTCTTAAGACAGTCTAACAAGATCAGACATGCTGTCGCTGAATATCTTGATTATACGAAGCTTCTCAGCTTTAGAAAGAATAAGCCAAAATTCAGCGATGATATGACTGAAGAAGAAAAGAAGGCTGCACTTAGAGAACAGGGAAAGAAGAACATCTCTGATATGCTCGATGCTGCACT